TTTGATTAAGAATCTTGATTTGTCAAGAACATTGGTGTCGGCAGGAGCGGCAGATGGGAAAGAAATAACAACCTCAAAAAGGTTACTTCTAGCACCACCACCACTCAGCTTGCTCTTGAAGTCTGTAATTTTCCTTAAAGGAGGTGGATTTAATTGATTTCTGGTAGCCATTGTTGTTTAACCTCTGTTAATTAAAATTTACCGATTACTTCTTCAAAATCAACACCAGTCTTGGTGGCAATAAAGGTAAGACCGATGAAGTTAATCGATCTTGCTGGCTTAATGTAAATATCTGCCACGAATTCATTGGCATCAATAACTGCTGCCGTATTATTAGTTTCATCAGCAATTACAACATAATCAAAAATACCTCTCTTTGCCTGAACATCACGCAAGAACGGTTCAATTGTATTTACAAAATTAGTTCTTGTAATTTCATCGTTAAATTCAAAGAGCACATCCTTGGAAGCACGAGCAATGGCATCTTCCAGATAAAGGAAGAGTCTGCGAACGTTGATTCTATCGAATGCCGATGTTCTTCCTAATCCTGTTTTGTCTCCAAATAGAATGATTCCTGCTCCTGGTGAGAAAACAACTGGGTTAATTCTCTTAACATAAAGACGATCTCTTTGTGATTTACTTGGAGTATAGGCAAGTTTAATCGCATTTAGAATGGCACCTCTTGCCGTTCCAGCAGGTGAATACCAGGGGAAGAAGTTAGTATCGGTGCGAGCACATAAACCGGCGATGTCGCCATTTAGAGGCACATAGCGATAGGTATTAGAGAACCTATCGTACATATACTTATAACCAGAATCAAATACGGCAAAAGATGAAGATGCTATTGGAGCAAAGAAACTAACCACATTTGTTGTGATGTCTTCAGATGATCTTACCGTAACAGCTCCTTGTGAAGGATTGTCCGCAAGAGCAGTATCTCTTGATGGGGAAATAAATGCGATTGCATCCTTTCTTAATTCGGCAACAGAGATAAGTTTATTTGCCAATTCTTGCGAATCTGCCTTCGAACGGCCACCACCTGCCAACAGAAAATCTATATCAATACTTTCTGTATTTTCGAACAAATCGTAACCATCCTTGATTTCGGCAAGAGTTGCGGTTAAAGCACCAGCAGTTGTAATTCCGGTTTGACCATTATAATTTACACCACCAGCCAAAGTGGAAATAACATTACCTGAAGTACCGAAAATAATATTTTCTGCCGGTTGATCCCATCCATTATCAGTTGTTTTGTCAAACTGATCCTTATCATATCCCGTTGTTGTAATACCGGCAGGTGATCCGCCAGCAAAAATGTATGCAGAACCTGCAGCAATATACTTTCTCCAATAAGCAGTGCTTCCTGCTGAAAATTCAGCATCAGTTGCCTTGGAAAGACCTAAATGCCTTTCAAGAACTGTTCCGGCATTACCGGTAATAGTTCCTAAATCATCAATAAGAACAACGTGGACTTCATCAAATCTAGATCCTCTTGGTGCTGCAAACGCCGAAGTTCCGGGAGGATTTGAGATACTATTCCATTGAATGTTGGAATTAGTCAAAGTAATATATTGTTGACTAAACCAATCAGTTTCACCAGTATAGGATGTGAGACCCGCAGCAACGGCGGTGTCGTTTCCTAAGCTTGTTGTTACAATACCAATGCTTCCAGTTTCTGTAAAGCAGTAGGTTCCATCTTGCTGATAATCAACGTTCGTTTCCGATGTTCCGCCCGATGATACGCGACTTAAAATCTTAACCGAAATTGAACTTGTGCCAATCTCAGTAATGATTCCTTTTAGATACGTATTTGTTAATGCTACAGAAGTACCAGCTCCAACATCTACTTTTCCTGTAAGAGATTGTGTGACTCCCATACCAACTGCTAAATCGGGAATAAGGCCAGCCGCAGATGTATTGACACCACTTAAAATTTGATCCGCCCTACCATCAATAATTCCCAATTTAATGCCGTTTGCCCAAGAACCAGGATTTCTTGCTGCAACTACGACATTAGTAATAGTATTTTCATCATATCCAAGTTCTTCATAATTATCTAAACTTTTAATCTTGATGCTACTTGCGGTTCCAACAAAAGCATTTTTAAGATCAGTGTCGTCTGCTCTGACTACTTGTAGTGATCCACCATAAGAAAGGTAAGATGATGCAACCATCCAACTTTCATAATGCCTGTCTACGGCATAAGGTTGTCCAAAATTATTCAGTAAATCATTTTCGCTTTCAATTAAAGTAGGCGAATCTACAGGCCCTTTTGCGAATGGCGCAACAATTGCTCCCATTTGAGTAGCTCCTGGTTGGACCCTACCAGAAGTAAGATCAATTTCCTTTACTACAATACCAGGAGATGCTAAATTTAGTGGCATCTTTGTTCTCCGTGTTATCCCGATTTATTCTAGAAGTATTTATTAAAAAGTTTATTTTCATCGGGGAAACGGTCAATGAACAATTTACCAATCAGGATAATAACCCTTAGGAGATTGTGTGTGCTTTTTTCTATTTTCGGTAATTCTTATTTTAGTGCATTCTTTACACTCATAAGCATATGCAGAAGGAAGAGCACCTTTTCCTTTACGAGTTAGGTAATAATCGTCCACTAAACTTTTTGTTTTTTTACAGACTCTACATTGACGTTCCAAAAAAAGTAAGTGTTGAGTATTGATTTGATCATCAATGTCAAAATCCATTATTGGTAATCCCACATATATGAACGATCACCATATTCATCAACATTCCAAATCTCGTGAGTCTGTAGTTTATTTTCTTTTGTGGCAACCAACCATCTATCTCCTGTTTCTTTTTCTATAAAAACTCCCATATCTTCCAATCCATCTGAAATAAATCCAAATGGTGCCATATCCTGATCTATTTGATTTTTTTGCTCTTCATATATTCTTTTACGAATATCATTATCAGTCATCTCCTTAAAATAATTTTGAGCGACTAACCAGGCAAATATTACCAAGCACATCGCAAGATCATCATTACAACCTTCCTCGGCTTCATATGAGTTATGTCTTTGAGTAAATGTTGTAAGCTCACTAATAATGTCATAATCACTTACAAATAATTTATCATCCTCAATAAGTAGTTTTAAGTTAGAGCATCCCAATTTTTTAACTGCCGCAGTCGTTCTGACTCCAAGTTGAGATTTTTTGCCGCTAAATCCAGTCCCAACTAGTTGCCCGGCTCTTCCTCTCATAGCACACATTAGAATATTATCATATTCCAAATCATAGTGAAGAATATTAGCAACCTGATCACCAATATCATTAACTTCTATAAGTAACCAAGCATTATCATATCCTCTTGCAACTTCGTTTATGATAGATGGAAATAGCATCGGTTTAATTTCATTATTTTTATATTTTGCCACAACTCTATATGGAAACTGTGTAATATCAAAAACAACAAATGCTGAATAGTCATTGCCCATTCCACGAGCAACATCGACGGTAATCAAATAACTGTGTTCTTCCTTTGGTTCTTCATAAACATCTAAACCTCTACTTCTTTTTAGTGGGTCATCATAAACTAATATTTTAAGTTTGGATGGATTGATTAGAGTTCCTATAGATCCTAAAAATTCACAAAGGTGCTCTGCCTTAAATTGTTGCTCACTTGTGTTTGCAATTGTTTGTGCTTTCCATTCCTCATCTCTTCCGGGAACTTCGGACCAATGAACCTCTGTGGCAACAAATTCACTCTTTTTTCTTTCAGCATCGTGCCACATTCGGTAGAAATGATTCATACCTTTTGGAGTAGATACTATAATTACTTTAGTTGTCTTACCCGATGAAATTGTGGGATATACTGATGCAAAGAAATCATCGGCAATATGATTGGGAACGAATGCAAACTCGTCCAAGAAAATAATATTAAATGACATTCCTCGAACAGCAGAAGCAGAAGTCGATGCCGCAATAATTTTTGATCCATTTTCTAATTCTAATGATCCTTTATTCCAAGAAATAATACCCTGCTGCATCCATTTTGGAAGATTCTCATATGAAAGTTGTAGTCTTTGTAATATTTCTCTCGATGTTGTTGCTTTGTTTGCCAGAATGCCAACATTTACATTATCATTGAAAACAATATAATGTAATAAGTAGGAAACCACAGTTGTTGTCTTACCAACTTGACGTGGCATCTTACAAATATTAAATCGGTACTTGTGAAAATTATTGACCAATTTTTCTTGAAAAGGCCACATATCAAATCCAATCAGACCTTCATCAACATTAACAATCTTGATATATTTTTTGGCAAAATAAACAGGATCCTCCTTACAAGTTAAAAACTCAATAACTTGATCTTCGGTAAATTGAATCGGAGTATTTGCCCTTTTTAGATTGGGATTAGAGAGATATGCATCACCTTCTTTTAATTGTATATCTTCAATCTGCATACTAGCAATTCCACTTCCTTAATGATAATGCTTTTCTAGTTGGACGACCTTTTTCATCTTTCATAGGACCGGGCATTCCTCCCATACGAGCACAGAAAGACTTTCTGCGTTTTGCGTCCTTTGATCCCGGTTTTAATTTTGATGGTTCTGTCGTAACCGCAGTCTGTAATTTTGATCCAGGATTTTCTCTTCTGTATGATGCCACTCCTTTTGCATTTAATCCACCTTCGGGATTCTTACCTTCCTTTCTTTGCCAGGCAGCGGATGCTTCGCCCATAAATTGCGAGAATGTTCTGTTGCCTTCTTTGACACAACGATTGTAAGTTTTTCCAAAAAGTTTTTGTGTTCCTTTCTTTTTATATCCTGGCCAACATTTTTTTGCCTCACTCACCTCCTCATTACTATCAATATAATCTGCGGCAGTATCAATATAATCTGTTGCCTTGGTTATTTTTGACTGAACCCAGGCAGGAAGTTGTTGATTTCCTTTTTTAATATTCTTTTTCAAAGATGAAACCGCCTTCATCACAGTATCTAATTCATTTCTTGCCATATATCCTTCACCATCTTTCCTTTTACCGCTGGCAATTTCTTTATGTCCTTCTTCGATTTTATTTGATGATAAACTCGAAGGCATTGAGTACATATCCCAAAACTTTGGCCCATATCTACATTCTTCTCTGGTTTCATTTTTTTCACATTTAGGGCAATAGCGAATCATTCCAATTGCTTCCGACAGTGGATCTTTTAATTTTATATCAATTGACTCCGACTTGTTTCCCCAATTGGCAGCACCAACCTTACGACACTTTACAAGTGCCCCAGAAGCATAGGCACTTGGCCAAACACTATATCTGGATTTTACTTTTGTATAACAAGCATCTTTTGTGCCACTACCTTTACCTGGTTTATCTGCTTGTTCGTTCATTTCTGGTTTATCTGTGGAAACATAAGTCGGGGTTGCGGCACCTGATTTTGACTGTTGTCCTGGGTCCGCTGCTTTCTTTCTTCTTGCGGCAGAAAGTCTTTCTGCTTTTGTCATACTTGCCCTTTTTTCGGATGAAACACACTTTGGTGTTCCTTCACCGGGTTCATCACTCGCGCAGGTTCCGCCAGTTACAACATTAACCCAACCAGACTTTCCATCTTCGGATTTTGATCCTTTAAACCATTTGCGAAGAGAACCCATTTATAAAATATGTTTTATTCTTTACTATTTAGAAAACCTTGTTTAAGTAGTTTTGACAACTCCGAAGTGGATCCAACAAACACTGCGTTGTTCGTAACATTATTAGAAATTTTTGTATTATCTTCCTGAACGTCTTTTAATTTTTTCTGTAAATCTATTAGTTTATCTGTGGTGTCCGCAACACTTTTAATAAGTTGTCCTGCCACTTCATATGCTCTTGGACTGCCCCCTTCTCCGGCAAGTTCCATAATTCCATTAATTGCTTCCTGACCTTTTTCAATTAATGAATATAAATTTACTCTTGTATATTCATAATCTTTTTGAATATCATTATCTTGCTTTGGAATAATGTCAATATGAGAGGTTGAAGGTTTTACTTCAACAATATTGCTTTCAATATTCAGTGCTTTATCCAAATCTTCATAATTATTTTTCATTTTGTATTAAATATCAATTTTTTGAGTTGGACTATAAACTTTACTATCTGTAAAAAATTCTGTAGTTTCATTAAATCCAAAATCATCATCCGGATCTGCATCATATGGATCTGGGGTGACAGTGTATCTTATTTCTCTTCTTGCGGTTGCTATATCAGTTGTGGCATACTGGTCGACCTGAACCTTTCTGATGAGACCCTCAGAACTTTCTGCAATAGGACCAAACATATAAGTTTTAGCCGTAAAGGTCAAAGTGTAAATTAATGCTCTTCTTGTTAAAAAATCTCCTTCATAGTCGTCCTTAAAAGTAATACTATCTAAAACCATTGGAATATCTCTTTTTTCTCCAATAGATTCCACTAGATCAACAGTCACATTAAATGCCGGTTGAAAATAAGGTAAAATCTGCTCTATAATTTGTAGAGCATCATCATTTAATTTACATAAAATATTAAGTTCAAAACCAATATTATATGGAACTGGCATAAAAACTTTTTTAATATTATCTCCTTCATCAGTAGTTCTAAAAGTTTGAACTATATTCGACTTTCTTGTCGAATCATACTGAATTGAATTCATCTCAAAGGTCATTCTTGGTAATGAAATTTGAGTTGCCTTATTTAATTCTGGTTGTTGTAAAATTCTTGCTAAAAACTTTTGTTTTGGTCCATAGGTAATGGGAACTCTCATATCACTAATATTATTATTATTTTTATCGGTGTGACGAAGATGTATTTGATTAAATAAAGTTCCAAAAGATATAATAGTCTTTCTTATAATTTCGTGATAGTAATAAGTTCCTAACATTAGTATCCACCAAAAGGATTTGATTCTGTAAAATCTAAAATGAGATCTGCTTCTTCTTCAATCTCATCATTTTGATTATATTTATTAGCGGTGCTTATACCAGTATTTTCGATGCTGTAACTTGCTCCCGATACTGTTCCGGTAACAGTTTCTCCAGGAAAAAATCCAAGTTGAGTAACACCGATTCCAACATTCGAAATCTTAAGAATATTATTATCCTTATCCCAATCCTTAACTCTTGCTCTTATTTTTGATCTGGATCCTATTATAACTTCATTAAATAAGTATGTTCCTATTCCGGTAATTATCTCTGGATCTGCAATAGTAACAGTTGGAACCGATAGATATCCAGATCCAGGATTAGAAACATAAATTGATTTTACAACAGAATCTGAACCAACAAATCCAATTGATGAAATTCCTGTTGCTCTTCCCGAAGGGAAACTCTTAATAGAATCTTCATTACCAATAGTAAGAGTTGGTGCAACCGTATATCCGGTGCCTGCGTTTGTAATTGTCAATGCGGTCACACCACCAGCAGATATTGTTGCGGTTATAACTGCAGTTGTTCCAACTCCTACACCGGGGGAGCTTACAGTTACTGTTGGAGCACCAGTATATCCAGTTCCTGCATTTGTGATGGTAAGCACATTTACAGTTCCACCCACACCAATTCCAGCTGTTGCTGCGGCACCAACAGATGAGTGATTAACTGTCACCATTGGCGCGGTTCCATATCCGATTCCGCCATCAGTAATCACAAACTTAAGAACACCATTATGTATTGTTTCAATTGAACAAGTTGCAGCAGCACCAGTCCCCCCTCCACCACTAATTGTAATAGTGGGTGCAACAGTATATCCGGCACCTGCGTTCGTAAGAAGTATTCTTTCTAATGAAGTAATACGAGATATTGTTGTAAGGAATCCAACCGCAAATGCATTATCATTAGCATTCCCGGTTGGAGAAGTACTTATTGCAACGGTTGGAGCTGATGTATATCCACTACCATCGTTGTTTATAAAAATTTGTTTAATGTATCCAGTTGTTGCCGCAAAACCAGCAATTGATGCAGTTGCCGTTGCGGTTCTACCAATACCAATTAATTTTAAGGTTCTGATATATCCATCATCCTTAACTCGTGTATCTATTTCTTTAATAGAAGTATCAATAATTTCATCTTCGTATTCAAATAATTCACATTTTAGTTCATAAACATAATTTTTTCCTAGTTGATAAAATGGAGATTCGTGTTCGACAAACTTAACTTCAAAAAGTCTTTCACCTAATGGAAAATATACTAAATCTCCTTCTTTAGGTCTACTTGAAAGTATGATATCAGCAGTGTCAGTTCCATCATCCAAACCACTTAAAAATGGTGAGATAAAATCTTCAAATCTTTCTTTAGAAATTGTGATTGCCAATTCATCCTTTAAACTTACTCCAAATTTTGTGAGAATATCTCCCTGTCCACTATATCCCTCAAAATTATTTACATATGCCTCAATCGCAAAATTATCATCAAACCTTGAAGCAGTCACTTCCTCGATTATCGTCTTTTTATTTACAAATTTTCTTGGAATATAAATGACTTCAACTCCATACATTCTCAATTGCTCATTTATGAGGTCTTGAACTAATCTTTGTTCAGATGAAGTTCCGTGTAAAAAGAAGGGATTGAGTGCCATTATCCAACAAAATCATACGGTGGAAGTTCATAATCCATTGCCATTCTTTTTTGAATTTCATCAATTTCTGTCTGAGCATCTGTATATAATTCTCTACCATTTAATTCAATTCCACCAGGAAGTTTAACTCCCCTAAATTTAATCAAGTTTTGACCCCACTGTCTCTTAATAAGTGCCGTTAAATATCTTTTAAGAAAACTATCGTTAAAAACTTGCGTAAATGATGAAGGATCTAATGCCCTATAACAGTCTATAACAATAAAACTATCAACAGACTGTGCCCCCCAATCAATATCTAGATATAATCTATCTTGTCTTTTATTAAATCTAATTTGCTTATCTGATGTAAGTAAAAAATCAATGTCTTCCAAATATCTTTTAACCATTGCATATTGTAAAAGATCAACTGAATTAAAATAATACATATCATTCAAAAATAACTGATATTTGAGACTAAACATTCCTCCCGAAATTGAACTAGTATCAAGTTTAAATATTTTTTCTATACCAACAACTGAATCTGGGACTTGAATGAAGTTGGATGTTTCATAAAATGATGAGGTAAAAGATCCGGCACCAGTATCAACTGACGTGGCAGTGGTGGTTACAATTCCGACACCATCAGTATTTTTTGCTCTTCCCCTATCAATATCACCCTGTGTAATTTTGTATTTCAAATACATTCTTTCGACACCATCATAATGGCGCTCACTGAAGTACTGAAGGGCGTCATCAACTAAATCATCTATTTGATCATCATCGATGTTAATCTCCAGCACAGGGGCACCCAGACGCCTTAGACAGTAATCTATGAGTTGTTGTCGAGTTGCCGGTTGTGCCATCTTTCTATTTTTCTAATTTTCTAGAATTTTTCAATTCATCATATTTATTTTGAAGATTTAAATTTTCTGTTAGAAGTTGATTTTTTTCTTCTTCAAAATCTTTGATTAGTGATTGTAATTTTGCTTCTAACAGAATATTTTGATTTGTTAGTGTTGAAATTTTTTGATTATATAGATTAACTAAGATATTCACATCAACTTCACTATTCATAATTAGAAAGTTCCTCCGTCAAGAGTTGAAGTCCAGATTGGCTTGTTTGTATATATGATAGTTGCAGCAGAAGGGATTCTAGAAATGCTTGCGCCATTAATGAGCAAGTCGTTTACGGTATTGAAAGTTCCTTCCACACCAATAACCGTAATTGTTGTTCCAGTACTTGTTGTTTTTACAACACCATAAGCACCAGATGTTGCTTGAGAAATAAGGTCACCTTCTGTCACGGAAACTGAAGTTACAGTCAGGTCTACTTCTGTTACTGCAGTTAAAATCTGTTTAGATGTAATTGTCGGTGATGCCACTGCATTAGTAGATCTTTGTAGTCCCTGGCTATCAAAATATACGGCACCGCCAGTATTAAAATCACCGGACTGATAGTAAATACCTTTTACATCTAAAAATCCTTTAGTTCCGGTTACAACACTATTGGAGATTGTGGCGTCTGGAACATAAGTCCATTTTCTGCTATCATTTGCATGAGTGCCATGATTATCTACAGTAGAACTACTGCTTGCAATGGAACTGTCATCAAATCCAAAAAATCCAGCTTTATGAGTTGCCGTTCCTACACCAGTATTATACTCAAAGGAAATACCTCTATCGGTATTTGTATCAAACGCATGAGTTATGATTAATTGAGTTGATGTAGTAATTCCAGAATTTGTAGATCCTTCAATCGTAATAATTTTTGTGGAAGAATCTACTGCTGTAACAGTAGTCAGTCCACTATTAGGTAAAGATGCACTACCGGATACAATGTCGTTGGTATTAATTCCAACAACAGAATCCAGTGAAATTGTGCTGATACCAGATGAAACTGCTACAACTACTGTTCTATTGCTAGTTACATCACCAAGTGATATAATTGCACCATTTACAGTAACACTACTTGAGTCTACTGTGGTTGTTGTTCCATCAACTTGAAGATTTCCTTTGACAACAACCATTCCCTCATTACTTAACCCATCTGGATAT